GCCTGGAGCCGGCGGCGGAGCAGGCCTGCCTGGCGGCGCTGGCGGAGCGCTTGGCGGCGGCGGATGCTCCCTGAGCATCGGGAGCGGCTCGACAATAGGAGGAGCCGGCGGCATCGCAGCCGGCGGCGGCGGGGCGATCAGCGCGAGCGCGGCCTCTATCCCGGCAACAAGCGGCAAGGGCGGCGACGGCTTGGTCGTGGTTGAATGGTGAGGGCTGACGACATGACCAATTACGCTCGCGTCATCAACGGCGTCGCCGTGGACGTCACTGGCGATCCGGCTGCGCATTTTCACGCCGACCTCGCCGCCGAATTTGTTTCGGTCCCTGACACGGTGCAGGCTGGCTGGATCAAGACTGGCGACACATGGGCCGCCCCGGCAGCGCCTCCCGTGGTCGAGCCGGCGCAGCAATACCTTCTCACGCCGTCGCGTCCGCAATTCTTGCTGCTTTTCACCAGCGCCGAGCGCGTCGCAATCCGCGCGTCGACCGATCCGGTGGTCACGGATTTCCTCGCGATCGTCGAGGACCCGGCGCTGCAATGGATCGACCTGTCGCTTGCATCCGTCCTCGAGGGCTTGACCTATCTCGTCACGGTCGGCCTGCTGACCGAGGCGCGGCGCGCCGTCATCGCCCGGGGTTGGCCGCTGTGACCGCCGCCGCCGTCGATTTTACCGTCGCGAACAATGAGACGTGGGACCTCGGCTTCGTGCTCAAGGACGCCTCGGGCGTGGCGGTCAATCTCACGGGGCGCTCGATCAAAATGCAGATTCGCGGCGCGGCGAATCCGGACGATGTCATCGTCGAACTGTCTACTGACAACGAGCGCATTATCATCGTTGACGCGCCGGCTGGCGCCTGGGCGCTCGCGGTCCCGGTCTCCATCACCCAGGGCGTCCCCGAAGGCGCTTACGTTTACGATGTGATCGACTATTTCGCCAACGACCCTCGTGTCTGGCGCCGGCAAAAGGGCGCGGTGACCGTCGAGTGGGGCGTCACCGTCCGCTAACCCAACTCTCAATCCTCTGACTTCTCCCCCCGAAGCCGCCCTCCGGGCGCGCTTCCTCACGCCTGGAGCGCTGCTTCATGACCATGCCTGCCTATGGGATCATCTTCAACTCCGACAACACCGATCCGAGGCCCGCACAGGGATCGGACCTGTACGTCATCGCCCTTATTCTGCCGTCCGAGGACGCCGACGCCGGCTATTTCCCGCTGAACGATCCGGTTGTTTTCGATTCGTCCGATGCGACCTATCTCGCCAAGATCGGAACGGGCGACCTGTACCAGGCGGTGTCGGCCATCGACGACAAGATGGCGGACCTGCAGACATCGGCCCGCGTGGTCGCGGTGCGTGTCGCCAAAGGCGCAAATCTCGCCGCGACGGCGGTCAACATCATCGGCGATCGCGCGGCGGGAACCGGCATCTACGCGCTGCTCCGCGCCGGGCAAAAGCTGGGCGTGACGCCGCGGCTGATCGGGGCGCCCGGCTATACCGGCCAGATGAAATATGGCGTTCAGTCCGTGACGACGACCGCCGGCTCGGGCTACACCAACGCGACCGTCTCGTTCTCGCCGGCCGGCGCGACGGGTACCGTGACGCTTTCGGCCGGCAAGGTCACCGGCGTCACGCTGACCAACCCCGGCAGCTATTTGGCGAGCCAGAATGTCACGGCGACCATCACCGGCGACGGCACCGGCGCGACCGCGACGGTTTCCGTCGGCATGCTGCAGGACCCTGTTTGCGCCGCTCTGCCGGCCGTCCTCAACGCGCTCCTGGCGCATGCGGTGGTCGGCTCGCCCGGAACAACGCAGGCCGATGCTCAGGTCTGGCGCGAGTCGTTATCCGACAAGCGCCTGATCCCGGTCGACAACTGGGAGATCGTCGCGAGCGGCGAGGCCACCGCCTATCGCGACGGCGCCGCGTCGGTGCTCGGCCTGCTCGCGCGCGTCGATTTTAAGCACAGCGGCTTGCCGTTCTGGTCCGCTTCCGGCCAACCGGTCGAGGGCATTCTCGGCGTGAAGAACGCCTACACGTTCAGCCTGACGGATGGCGCCACGCAGGGGCAGGAACTGCTCGCCGATCATATCGGCGTCACCGTGCGCGGCGAGGCCGGAGTCGAAACCGCGATCTCGTCGAGCGGCTTTATGTTCGCCGGCGTCTGGAACGCCAGCGACGATCCGCTGACCTGGTTTTACAACAAGACGCGCGGCCGGGACTGGACGCACCTCGCCTTGCTGAAATCCATTCGTCTGCGCCTGGGCGTCGAGAACGTCACGCCGCAAGGCGTCGAGGATGTGCTCAACGACATGAAGGCCATTGGCTCCGAGCTGATCCGTCAGAAAGCTGTTCTGGGCTTCAAGGTCGGCTTCGAGGCGGCGCGCAACAGCGCTGACAATCTGCGCCAGGGCAAGTTCGTCGTCAGCTATGCGCAGGAAGAACCGGCTCCGATCGTCCAGGTCACGATCGACAGCCGGCCCTATTACGAGGCGCTTGAAGTCGAGCTGGCCACGCTGGTGGCGCAGGCCGCGACCTATCTGCCGCAATATCTGGGCGCGTGACGCCCGTCCCCCCTCGATCCAGGAGTTAGATTATGGCGACTCTTCGCGTCCTCGAACGCGCCAATATTTTCCCCGGCGACTCCGGCAACGACCGGTCGAAGCATCTTTCGCTGCAGTCGCTCAAGCTACCATCGCTGGAGGAGAAGACCGCGCAGCACCAGCCGGGGGGCGGCATTGGCGAAATCGAGATCGGGGGCTTGGGCCTCAACGCGTTCAGCGTGACCTTCAAGCTGCTCGGCTCCGACCCGCAGACGATGGGGCTGTTCGGCATCGGCGGCCGAAATCAGGTTCCGTATACGATCTACGGCATCGCCCGCGACAAGGCCGGAAACGGCGCGGTCGAGATCAAGGCCATCGCCTGGGGCCGCATGACCAAGATCGACCCCGGCGAATTCAAGGCCGGCGAACTCAATGAGCAGGACCACGAAATCAAGGAGATCATGCACTACGAATATTATGAGAACGGTTCGGAGATTTACTACTTCGATTTCTTCTCGTCGACGTGGCGCGTGAACGGTCAGGACCAGAATGCGGACATGAAGTCCATTCTGCGCATCGCGTGACCCCGGCCAATCCGGCGCCGCGACCTGTGCGCCGGCCCTCCCCCCTGAAAGGTGAATCATGACGGAAGAACAGAAGCCCACCCCACAATTCGTCGGCGACAAGGCGCGCGCCAAAACCATTTCGCTCGAATGGCCCGTCGAATATGGCGGCCTCACCTATACGGAAATTCACCTCGCGCGCCTGACCACCAGCGAAGTCGCGGCGTTTCAGGCCAGCCTCGCCAAGCTGGCGCCCGACGCTATTGTCCACTGTCCGATCTATCGCGACGCCGATGGCGCGCCGATCCCCGACGCCGTCATGGACGCGTTGGACGATGACGACGCCTTCGAGTTGGAAAAGAAGGTGGCCGATTTTTTGCCCCGCCGGTTCCGGGGCGCGCCGGCTGGCGCTTCGGACCCGCAAACTGGCGCAACTACCGAGCCTTCATCCGAAAAGTAATCGGCTGGTCGATGGCGGAGCTGGACGCTCTGCCGTGGGACGAATTCATCGCCGAGCTGATTGAAGCTCGCGACCTTCAGGGGATGTGACTGCATGGCCAATCTCACGTCGACCATGACGGTGAAGCTGGTTGACGACGTCAGCAAGCCCGCCAGGACGGTCGCGCAGGCGCTCAAGGATGCAGAGCGTGCGGCCAAGGAAGTCGCGCGCGGCATGGCTGGGACGGGCGCGACCGATCGGCTGCAAAAGAGTCTGTCCAAGCTCAGCCTGTCGAAGAAGGATATCGAGCAGGTCGCGGCGGCGTGGCGAGACTATTCCCGCTCCGCCGGCCTCGCAGCGAATTCCGCGAGCTGGACTAAGGCGCAAGTCGCGTCCGTTCGGTCGTGGGAGACGCAGACCGTCAACGCGCTGCGCGCCGTCAAGCGCGAGCAAGTGGCGTTCCAGCGCTCCCTCCGTAACCAGGGCCTGCCGGCGTTGCCCGCCGTTCTGCCGCCGCGCGGGAGAGGCGGCCACAGGGGCGCGCTTTCGACGCTCGCCGGCAATGCAGGCCTTGATTTCGCCGCCGGCGCCGGTGCGGAGCGCACGGCGCACACGATGGTGCATAAGGCGGCGGAGGTGGAACAACTCCGGTTCCGCGTCCGCGAGTTGTCGCGCAACGATCCGACCGAAGCGCCCTTCGCGGATAAGCTGGCGTCCGAGATCGCGGCGCGCTATCCCGGCATCGGCCTCGACAAGGCGCTCGACACCTATATCGAAACGCGCGCCAATTCGGTCGATCACCACGGGCGCGTTGATCAAAATCTGGCGCGCCGCAACATGATGGCGGCCTCGCGCGCGCAGAACGCGGCGCTTGCGCTTGGCGTCGAAATGACCCCGACCGACCTTCAGAACCTGCTGAAGGGCGTCGAAGGGTCGGGCAGGGCAGACGATCCCAAGGCCGTCGAGAAAATCACCGACGCTTATATCCGCGCCAAGCAGGTGTTCGGCTCGGCCATCGCTTCGGCCATGGTCCGCGATTACACCGCGAACGCCAAGGGTGCGAACTTCTCAATCGGCGACGAACAGTTTTTCCGTGAAAACCTTGTCCGGATGTCGGAAGGCAACGCCTCCCGGCTCGGCAATGAGGTCAACCAGTCGCTGGCGAGCCTGAAGGGGTCGATGAAGAAATCGGCCGGCAAATGGCTGATCGAGCATGGTCTAGCGAGAGCGGAGGATATGGAGAACATGGGCGGCGGCGCCGTTCGGTTCAAACACGGCCCGGAAAACTCTGCCCTGCTGGAAACCAACCAAGGCGAATGGGCGCGCACGGTTTTGCGCGACGCCATCGCTCGTAAGGGCGTGCTGAACGAGGACAAGGTTCAGTCGCGCATGAAGTTGCTGCGCGACCAGGAACTCGCCAAAAACCCAAACGCTGAAATTGACGAACTCTATCTCCGCCACCGTGCTGCCGAAGGGCTGATTTCAGCCGATCTTGCGACGTCTGGCTTTCGTTCGACGGTGATCGACAACCTGGCGCATCTGATCGGCAACGAATTGCTGATGGATCGCGACGTCCAGGGGATGAACAACGCCTCGGGCGTCAAGGCCGGGGACCGCATCTCAGAAAACCCCATTGCAACCTGGACGGAGCTGACGACCTCGCTGCAGACCTTCGCGACCGTCGTCGGGTCCCCGGCGATGCAGTCCGTCAGCTCGACGTTGGACGCGCTGTCGCGGGGAATCGCCAGCTTTTCGCAGTCGCTGTCGGAATGGGAGAAGGCGAACCCGACCCTGGCGAAGATCGGGTCCGGTGGCGCGATCGCGGGCATGGGCGCGGGCGGCGCGGCGCTGCTCTATGGCGCGTTCAACGGGCTGGCCTCGGGGTTCGGCCTCAAGGGCTCTGCTGTCGCGCTGGACGCATCGGCGGCCGCGCTGACGACGGCGGCGGGGCGGCTCGGCGCGACGCCCAACGTCCTGCCAAATCCCGGCGCTGCGACGCCGGGTCTCGCCGCGCCAGCGGTGGTTGGCGCCGCCGGCGGCGTCGCGGGCGCCGGCATCGCAGGCGGCGTGCTCGCCGGCATCGGCGCGTCTGCTCTTGCTGCTGGCGCGATCCTTGACAGTCAGCATGCCGACACGCCCGGGCACAAGCCCTGGACGGTCGACCGGCTGCTGGGGAATTTCCTTGGCGGCCAGGACTATGCGCCGACCTCCGAGGAAATCGGGGCGTCCGTCGAAAACAGCGACAAGACGTGGCACGATCAATGGCGATACCGGACGTGGCGCAACCAGCTCAACGCCATGAACCAGAAGAATCCGCTGGCGCTGGACCCCGCCAAGACCTGGACGCCAGGCGCGGATAAGGCGCCCACGCCTCCGGCGCGGCCGGCGGGGCTCGAAGCCTTCAAGGACGCGGCGCAGGACGCCCGTCAGACGCTGCAACTGCTCAGCAAGGAACAGGTCGCGCCGCACGTCGACAGCCAGCAAATCGACCTCGCCAAGGACAAGGCGGCGGGCGCGTTGCAGACGTTGCAGCTCCTGGGCCACGAAACCGTGAAGCCGAATGTCGACACCCAGTCGCTCGATCTCGCCAAGGACAAGGCCGGCGAAGCCCACAAGAGCCTGCTGCAGATCAATGGATCGTTCTCGCCGCAGATCAGCACCGCCGCCCTCGATGCTCTGATCATCAAGGCGCGTAAGGCGCGCGCCGAACTGCGAAAGCTCTCCGCCGTCGCGGCTTCGCCGGGCGCGGGCGAGGCTCCCTCGTTCGGCTCTCTCCACAGCAACTCCTTCACCACAGGTCCGCAGGGGGAATAGCCCATGCTCTATCAGCTCGGCGCGCTCACGCTGGACGTGGCGCCGTTCAACACACATGAAGTCGAGCGCGAGACCGGGTTCGACTTTGCGGCGAAAGATGTCGTCGGCGGGATGAAGCCGCGCGAGCCGATGGGCGAGGCGGATGAAACGATCACGTTGGAATGCAGGCTGTTTCCGCATCGCTTCGGTGGCCTCTCCGGGCTTTCGGTTCTCGACGGCATGCGTGCGAGCGGTCAGCCGCAGATCCTCGTGCGCGGCGACGGGCTCAATCGCGGATGGTTCCTGATCGACAAAGTCAAGGAGACCGACGCCTTCTTGACGCGTGAGGGCGTCGGGCGGCAAATCGACGTGTCGATCAGCCTCATTCGATCCCCGGTCGGCGCCAGCGCCGGATCGATCCTCTCAACGCTCATGTCCTTGTTCCGGTGAGGCCATGGCCACGGAAATCCTGACCTTCAACGGCTCCACGCCGCTCGATCTGCTGCTGTGGCGGCGCTATCGCCGCGACATCGTCGGGCTGGTCGAACAGACGCTCGTCGCGAACCCGCACCTGGCCGGGCTCGGAGTTTGCCCGCCGCGCGGCACGAAAGTGCTCGTGACGATCCTCGCCGCCCAGCCGGAGACCGCGACCAGAACGGTGTCGCTCTATGACTGACGTTTCGCGCGGCGCCTATTATCTCATCTCGATCGATGGCAGGCCGGTCACGGCGAATTTCGCGCCCTACCTGCTGTCGATGACGATCCGCGATACCGAGGGCGGCAAAAGCGACAGCCTCGATCTTGAGATGGATGATCGCAACGGCCAGATCATCCTGCCGCGCACCGGGGCGACGATCTATGCGGAGATCGGCTGGAAAGGCGGCTGCTGCATCACCTTCGAGGGCAAGACAGACGAGCCGCACAGCCGGGGCTCGCGCGGCGGCGGCATGACGCTGTCGCTGAACGCCAAGAGCGCCGATCCGAAAGGGAAGGGCAAGGAGCCTCAAAGCCGCCATAAGGACAAGGCGAAGTTTGGCGATGTCGCCAAGGAATGGGGCAAAAAGATCGGCTATTCCGTACAGGTCCATTCCGCGTTGTCGGCGCTCTCGCGCGATTATTGGGAGATGGCCAACGAGTCGTTCCACGCCTGGGGCGCGCGTATCGCCCGCGAGATCGGCGCGACCTTCAAAGTGCCGCGCGGCGGCGCCAACGCGGCCTCGGGCGCGGCGCTGGCGACCGTCTACGCCATGCGGCCTGGCAACATCATCAACTGGGACCTGACGCCCTGTTTCAACCGCATGGCCTATCAGCAGTTCTCGGCGCGCTGGTACGACATCAAGAAGGCGCGATGGGTCACGGAGAAGGTCACCGGCGGCGGCGACGCGCTGGCGGACCTTACGCATCGGTTCAAGGCGACCGACAAGGATCACGCCAAGCAGCTCGCCAGTTCGAACAAGGACGAAGCCGACCGCGAGAAAGGCGGCGGAACCGTCATGATCACCGGTGAGCCAGCCGCACGTTCGCAGGCGACATGCGTCGTTTCAGGCGTCCGCGCCGGCATCAATGGGTCGTACCGCATCACCGAGGCGGCGCACACTTATACGCGCGGCGGCGGCTACGACACGGAAATGACGCTCAAGCAGCCAAGCGGCGATGCCGGCTCGGACAGCCGTAAAGCGTCGAATTAAGCGACCGCTTCTCAAACAACATTTTCTCCACGACCTGAAAGGACCAGCCGATGGCTGACGTGTCCAAGATTTTGCTCGCCATTGAACCGCACGCGAAGCCGGTGATCGTCGCCGGCCTCGCCAATGCCTTTCTCGATTGCATCAACCGCGCCGATCTCTCGACGCAGCTACGCCAGGGGCATTTTCTCGCCCAATGCGCGCACGAGTCCGACGGCTTCCGGACGACGGTCGAATATGCGTCGGGTCGCGCCTACGAGGGGCGCCGCGATCTCGGCAACGAGGAGCCCGGCGATGGCGTCCGGTACAAGGGGCGCGGCCTGATCCAGCTCACCGGCCGCGCGAACTATCGCAGCTTCGGCGCGATGCTGGGGCTTAACCTCGAAAGCGATCCTGCGCGCGCCGCCACATTCCCAGCCGCCGCGCTCGTCGCCGCCGCATATTGGCGCGCGCGGCGGATCAACGACTACGCCGACCATGACAGCATCGAAGGCGTCACGCGCAAGGTCAATGGCGGCCTGAACGGGCTCGCCAGCCGCAAGGCCTATCTGGCCCGGGCGAAGCACGCGCTCGCCGATCTCAAGGGCGCGTTGACGGTTCGCGCGGCGGAGGAGACGGCGAAAGCCAAAGCGAAAGCCAAGAGCGCTGCGGCGTCCATGACGGCCGGCGCAGCGACGACCGCCGCCGCGCCTGTCGCCCCGGACCATGTCCAGCTCGGCGCGCTGGTCATTTTTGGCCTCGCGCTGATCGCCGGCGCCATCGCGCTGTTCTTCGCCATCCGCAAACACCAGGACGCGGCGGCCACGCTCGCGCAAGCCGCGAAGGGAGCGTGACATGAATTTCGATCTGGCAGAGTTCAAGCCCCTTGCCGATCTCCTGTTAGAGAAGGGTGCGCCGATGCTCGCGACGGCGCTGCTGGGGCCGCTCGGCGGAACCATCGCCGGCATTGTCTGTCCGTCGCTGGCCGCGGCGTTCGGCCTGAGCGCCGACGCCTCGCCCTCCGCCATTGCGGCGGCGGCGGCGAAGGATGATGGCGCCGCCGACAAGGTCGCCGCCGTTGAGGCCCAGCACTCGGAATTGCTTGATTGGGCGCAGAAGGCGATCGACGCCAACCAGGCGGCGCTCGCCGCCGAGCCGACCTTCTGGGGCCGGCTCTATGTCGGCGGTTGGCGCCCGGCCATGGGCTGGCTGGGCGTGGCGGTGATTGGCCGGGAAGTCGGCTATTACGCCATGCTCAAGGGGCCGCTGCCGTTCGAGACGCTCTCCCTGATCGTCGGCTTGTGGTGCGGTCTCGCCGGCATCCGCAGCGTCGAGATGGTCCGCGGCGTCGCGCGCACCACCTTGGCCACCATCGCCAAGAAGGCGATGCGGTAACCACGCCCTTCCTCATCACCGTTTCCTTGCGTCGCTCGCCGGCCGGCGACGCGAGGTGATTCACTGCGCCGGCACGAAGGAAAAATCATGTCCGCTATCGAAGACCTCGAAACCGCCTATGAAGCGATCCAGAAGGCGGTGTCCGACGCTGTCGCCAAAATCCAGTCGCAGAGCGCCGCGCTCGCCAGCGCCGTCGCCGCGAACGATCCCGCCAAGATCGAAAGTATCGCCCAGGAGCTGACGACGACGGCGGCCACGCTGGAAGCCGCCGTCAATCCGCCGGCTGCGGCGACGGCTGCGAGCTGATCGCGCGGAATCATTATGGCCGGGGCAAGCGCGCCCCGGCTTTTACCACTGAAAGACCCGGGCGGCGGCTCCTGGGCGAAGGAATTGAGCCATGGCGGATTCGGGCGGCGGCTTGGGGCAAAGCGAGACGGCGATCATTGGAATGGCGACGACAGTGCTCGCGGGATTCCTGGGAAAATTCTGGGACCACCTGTTTGGCGGTCACGCTGCAGCGGAAAAACAGCGAGCCGAAGCACGGAAGCTCCTCGAGGACGCCTTCGATGAAAAGACGCGGGCGCTGATCGACAGCTACGGCAAGATGATCGACGATCTGAAAGAGTTCTACGAAAACCGAATCACAGAGCTGCGCGCTGATGTCGACCACTGGCGCGGCGAGACGATCTCGCTCCGCAAAGCATTGGACGCACTGCGAGCCAGGGCGGCGGGGCAATAAATGGCGACGGCGATCAAAAAGACCGAATAGAAACGCCGGCTTCGAGCGATCGAGAAAGCCTTACGCGCTGGCGCTTGCTCGCCGTGCGTCGAGACGAGCCCGCGCGATCATGGCGCGCTCGTGGAGAAAATTGACTGAATATCCGCCGGCTCCCTCAGAAAGCGGGGGCCGGAAGCCGGACGCGGGCACAGTTTGGCGACCAACCCGCGCAGCGCCACCAAGGATAACGCTCCCCCGCCGCCGTCGACGGCTCGCGCAGGGTGCCAGAATCCTGGTTATAAGAAAACATGCAATCTGAAATGGACCTTGGAGACAGCCAATCTCGGCTACGCGTTGTCAGACCGGCGCGCCCGGCGGCAGGTTATATCGGAGGGAAAAAACAGCTGGCGGAATGGCTATCTCGGTTGATCGATCAGACTCCACATGATCTCTATGCCGAACCTTTCGTTGGGATGGGTGGAGTCTTTTTGCGGCGCGTCCGTGCGCCTGATGTCGAGGTCATTAACGATCGCTCTCAGGACGTGGCCAATTTCTTTCGGATCCTGCAACGCCATTACGAGCCTTTCTTTGACATGCTAAAATGGCGGCTCACGTCGAGGGCCGAATTTGATCGGCTGCTGTCACAAGACCCGACGACGCTGACCGATCTTGAACGTGCTGCGCGGTTTCTCTACCTGCAGCGCTTGTCTTTTGGCGGGAAGGTTTCCGGCCGAACCTTCGGCTATTCTCTCACCGGTCCTGCGCGGTTTGATACGACCAAGCTCGGCGTGCTTCTCGAGGCGATCCATGATCGACTCGCGGGTGTGACAATAGAATGCCTCGACTGGCGCGATTTCATCGCGCGCTGGGATCGGCCCGGCGCGCTATTTTTCTGTGACCCGCCATACTTTGGGACAGAGGGCTATTATGGAGCGGGGCTCTTTTCTTCGGTGAGCCACGCGGAAATGGCCGAGGCCCTTCGCGGCTTGAAAGGTAGCTTCATCTTGACGATTAACGACCTGCCTCAAACGCGCAATATCTATGCTGCTTTCCGTATCGAAAGCGTCGATTTGACATATCAGGTCGGCGGCGCGGACGAAGCGAAGGCGGTTAAAGAACTTATTGTTTCCGGCCCTTGATAACCGCTTAGGCGGGCCGTGCGCCATTTGGCCTGCGCGCAGGAAGCGTAACGCCAGACTGGCGCGCCTATCCCGCGCCGGGGCTAGACGGCCGGACATTGCGCGCCCCGGCCGACTTGGCCCCAGGTCGCCGATCAGGCGCGAGCCAATTTCTCTCGCGCCGCGCTCGCGATGAAGGCCGAACGTGTAACCCCGCTTCTGCTTGCAGCGTCGTCGATGGCTTCCAGCAATCCGGCGTCCATGGTCAGATTGGCGCGGACGCTCCGGCCGACGTCGAGGATCAGCGGGACGAGCACGGCCGTCTCGCCCGGGCCTATTTCCCCGCGGGCGAGGACCTCCGCAACCGACGAGGGCGCGGGCACTGGATGGCCGCCGCTTCTTTTATATGCGATGACGTCGCGCAGAGCGGCGGTCGCATCCGCAAGGGCGGCTTCTGGCGTTGCGCCAGCGCCGACGCACCCGTCAATGTCGGCGATACGCACGCCCCAAGCGTCCGAGGCGCCATCGAGAATGCCGACGTAATAGGCCATTTTGCTCCTCTCCTTGAGCTGTTGGCGGGTCAGAACCAACCTGCCGCCTTGGCTATCGAGCGCGCCGTTCCGGGCGTCAGTTCGCGATGGCGGGGAACCGCGATCATGACGCCCGGCCGTTCCTTCTGAACATAACGATCGTGGCTTCCGCCGCCGACATTGTACCAGCCCTCAGCCTCAAGCCGGGCGATAATTTTGCGGGTGTCGGTTTCTGGCTTCGGTATGTCACGCGCTCGTTTCGTGCATATATATGCGCGCGGATTCAGTACGCACCAATGCGATCCGTGCAAAATAATGCACAATCCCTGGCAGCATGCCTGCGTAGCATTTCGAAAATGTGTCCCTCCAAGCGTTGGCTCGTTAGGGTTGGCGTGACTCGTTGCGGCTGGTGGTCAAAATCAAACGCTTGGTACCCAGTGGTGATGACGGCTCGCGGCGGGAAGCGGCCAGTCGCGGACGCCACCAGAACCGGGCGCTTTGGCTCCATAATCCATCCTTCGTCGCACATCGATCCTCGACTTGTGAAAGGTCTAGGTTTTGCAAAAGCCGCGCTATTTTTTGACCTGCATCTGCGGGCGCGCCGCCTCTGCGGCAGAATGGGCAGCCTTGAATGCTGCTATTAAAGCCTCAAGCTCATCAATGTCTGCCTTGAATTCCTCTGGTGTCCTTACAGAAACGGTGTCGGATGCCGGATTATCGTGACTATGCGTATTGGCAAGGGCCATGCCTTCATGAAAGCGAATCGCGAGCGCATCAGGAAGAGTCACGTACCGCAGTAATTGCGTTTGAACGACGTCAACCCCTCGGCGCACAATATCTTTGAATATCACCTCTTCGACAACACGCTCATATGTGTCACGCAATCTGCCGTATAAATTTTTAATTCTATACTCATATTCTGACGGACTGCTATTCTGTATTTTTTTAAGGGGTGCCAAATCGTTTTTTATCTTGCCTATACGTTTGGCAACATTAAGTCCTTTCCAGACCATGCCAGCTGGATCAATTTTTCCCGCAGAATCCTTGTCGCTGAACAATGCAATAGCGACAGGCTCTATATCTCGCCTTTCCGCCGCCGAACATAGTTCATTAAAAAACACGATATCATGCGTAAACACAATGACTTGTCGGCGGCTCGACTCCTCTGCTAGCCGTTCAGCGACCTTCGCGCTTCGATCCCTATCAAGGGACGACACAGGATCATCAATGATGATGGGGCCAGTTCCGTCCGTTAATGCTACTTCCGTAAGAAAGCAGGCAAGAGCAAGCGCTCTTTGCTCGCCCTCGCTGAGCACATGCGATGGAACCTTTGTAAGCTTGCTTTGCGGGCTTACCTCAAATTCTGCTTTTGTTTGGCCGCTTTTACGGCAAATAACGACTTTTAAATGATTTATATCAAAATATGCCCGCTCTTTTTCAAACTGAGTGACAACTGCCTCTGTTAGATATTTGTCCACCAATTCATTTGCGCGCTGAGTGATGCTCCTAGATTGAAGATCGTTGAATGCTTTTTCGAATAAAGATTTTAAACGTAGGACTTCGCGTCTGAAAAGAAGCTTGCTTTTGCTTGCAGAAAGCAATTTGCGATCTTCAAGCTCTTCTTTTTCACGAACGAGTTTTTGTCGCTCCTCAGCCTGTGCCGCATTTTGAAGAGCATTCCTCTCGGTGCGGATTGCAGTTGCGAGCGCACGGACCGCTTCTGTTGGCGCAATAAGCTCTGGCACTGGTCCTGCTGCAGCTGTAGTCAAACGCGCAATGGCATCGAGTCGACGCTTTACGACGGCGCCTTAAAAATTTAAAAGCTGTCTCGCAAGATCTGGACTTCTTTTACTTACCTGTTGCAAGCGTTGAGGAAAATCTTGCGCCGCTAACTGATTAAATACAATGACTTTTTCTTTCGCTTCTTCAACGACCTTCTCCAATTTTATTGCTTCAGCGTCTAGCTTATCGTCAATATATTTCTGAAACCGCTGCATGCGCGCTGAGCCATCTGGTTTCAATGGCTGCTGACACAACACACATGCAGGCTCTCCTTCTTCGACGGTAACCACAGGAAAGGCTCTTCCGACATAAGCTTCGCTCACGGAATAGTCGCGAGCTGCCGCCCACAAAGCGCGCCAACTGTCGCTTCCGACCCCTGGAAGAGGCTCGTCAGTGAAAAGCGCCTCTGCCAAGATTGTCGCCGCCTTTCTGGCAGCAAGAGCGTCGCTCTTAAGCTTTGAAAGAGCCGAAAGGTCGGAATCGGATAGAGAGGCAACAGCATCGGCGCACTCAGTAGTCACCGAGTCCAACCATGTAATTAGTACATTTAAATCGGCGACGGCCGACGCATCAGCGAGTAGTATTGCTGAAATTCTATCGATTCGTATTTGGTCTTGATCAGAAAATGATGTTGCTGATTCAATATCTTCTATTTCTGTTGCGGCGCTCAAGCCGGTATTAAATATCTGAGCCTTTGTATGCCGCTTCGGAGTGAATGCAATAGCGGTAAGTTCTATCTTGTTTCCGATGGCGGATGCATATTCCGTGTCTAGCCGTTCTTTGAGAGTTATTCCAACGGTGTTTAACCGGTGCGGAAGAGCAAGACCGAAGGGGAGATAGCGGATGTGGTTGCCACCGTCGACGTAAAGCTCGGCGGACGCTGTATCAAAAACAGCAACTTGCGTTAGTAGTCGATTGGGCGTTATGCCTGGCGTCCATGGTATAGTGGTGTCGCCGTTGCCAATATCAACAATTATATCTGCGCTCTGTTTTCCGACATTGTCGCCGTAAACGTCTGACAACACTTTCAATTTTTCCGGCTTCTCAACACGAGTGCGACATGACGTTCTCAATATGCGAACAAATCCACTTTTCCCGCTGCCGTTTCTTCCGTATATAATTGTTAGCGCCTTTGGGCAAAAACTAAGATGCGCATCAGAAACAAGGCGATTTACGTTCTTTATATTAGTGATTCCCTTGAGGATAAATGATTGCGGCGTACTTAAGCCGAAATGTGATTTTTCGAAATGATCAGGGGAAGGCTGATCTCCTTCGATTTTAAAACCTGCGGCTCTTTTTATTATCGCCAACAATTCATCATAATCAGAATCTGTCAGATCATTGCTCGTCGCAAGGCGACGTAGGCAGTCTCGACGCCAAGGGGCAAGCGTTTTTGACCAGGCTTCAATATCGTTGATGACGGCCTCGGACATGGTCCCTCCGACAGTCGAAAAATCATTCATAAAGACGTGAAATCGACCGATCACTCACGTTATAGCCTCGGCCAATCTACGCCAATGATTCTTCGCCAGCGCCGCGGCGACGGATTGCTTCTTTACGTTGATGATCTGTCAGCTTTGGCCTGCGACCGAGCTTGATGCCCTTCGCCTCTGCGCATTCGCGGCCCTCGCCGGTGCGAGTGCGGATAAGATCGTGCTCAAATTCAGCTAGGCCGCCAAGCACGGTGAGCAAAAGGCGACCGTGCGGGCTGGTGTCCGCCCATGTGTCGCCCAGCGATCGGAATTCGGCTCCGGCCTTGGCGATCGTGTGTCGAGTGTGTTCAACAGATCGTGCGTCGATCGCGCCCGGCGATTAAGGCGCGTGACTATCAGGATATCGCCTTTTCGAAGGCGATTTCCACACCGTCAGTCGCCCCATAACGTCAAATCGCGTCATCTCTCAAAACCTCCCAATTTTGGCCCGGAAAACGGCTGTGCAGATTTGTTGATTTTTGCACGACCGCAAAGGCCGGTGATCGCTCATGAAGGGACGCTCGCCAGCCTTATCGGGAAGGACCACAAGGAGTCGGAAAGAGCCGAGCGCCTTAAACGATGCAAAAATAAGGGCAGGATCAAGCTGCAACGGGTGAGATCGGCTCAGTTCGGACGTAGCCACTATGTCGGCAAATGCCTTGTTCCCACGCCAAACCTGACATTCGGGTTGCTTCACCGTAATCGCGGCCATCTGGGGAATTTGTATCATGTCACCGTAATCTCTGCCTTTGCGAATGGTCGCAGCTTTGGTAGGCCAATCTTCGAGAAAAACGATCTACATTTCTCTATTTGAAATGAAAAAACCGCCGACTTTGACGCATTCTGGTATCTTAATAAATCCTTTGAAATTGTTAATCTCATTCAGTTCAAGATTGCATTTTTCACTATCATCGACTATGTAAAACAAACCGTTCAAGACGGGGCTTGCGCACATAGTATACATTCCACCACCGTAACATTGCGCGCGATCTGACCCGATTGCTTCCCGTAGCGATGCGCCAACCTGATGCCCCAGAGCGTCAGAAGACGTTTTGTCGAATCCATAAACATCCGTAATAATAATTCCGTTGTTATCATAATTTATTTCTATTGACACATCCCCACTTGATGCTCGCACGCAGATAGAACAATCTTCTCCGGCCATTGATAATATTTTATATGACAGCAGTCGCTTCTTTAAGCTAATTACAGGTAGTTTTTCGCCAATTTTTATGAATTCCCTCTCATTGTTTGAGCTTATTACTGTTTCTCCTGCGAAAATAAATCCAGGCGACCTGTACAGTGTCTGAGAATAGGCGTTCCTCTCGGAAATAAGCATGACGATCGGAACCAAAAGATAGATAGCGCGCAATAGAGACCTCCTATATGAAAATTCGTCGATGCACATACCGTTGCCGTCATAAAAAAACGGAATTCCGGCCGAATCGCGCCACTTGGTAAAAGCGCGATGCCTACGCTACTCTATAATTTCTGCTTTAATGATGAACATGTATATTGCGCGACACCATCTTTCGTCCCCTGAATTTCGTCTTTGAACGTCTTGAGAGTTGCTGTTCCACTCAATCGATCAACGGTAAACAACCACCCGGAATGATAGCCGTCGCCTGGAGACATATAGCCACCACTAAACACAATCTCCTGTCCGTTTACATGGTTTCCGACAACGCCCCCCATGTGGTCGCCATAATCCTGCCAGCGCATCACGACGCGACTCAATGACGCCTGACCCGTCGGATAAGACAATCCGAATCCGCCGTTTGGCGCGCATGGCGTCATGTCGGCGACGAAGCTCCCGGATATGCAATTCAGAGTCGAAGAAAACTTTCGCATTGCACTCAACGTAATTTTGACTTGCTCTGCTTGATTATGGCATCTGATGTAAGTTGCGGCATGCAATGGGCTGACGTTGAAAAATACAATCAGCTGGAGAATGACAATGAAAATCATACGACCCTCCTCTGGAGGTGAGTGAGTTTCAAATTTCTGCTTGGCAGCAATATTATCTCACCACATGCTTAATTTTATTCACTCGAACCCGATTTCCTCCGGGCTAAATGTGAATTCGTAAGCTTGCCGTCTTCTTGATCCGGGAAATTCGAACGACTCTGTTACAGTAAATTTCTTAGGGCAGCGCAACTCGTCACCTTTGAAGTAAAATTTACCGTTAGCGACAGCACTCGTTGCATCGTCAATTCCGCGCCGTAGACCCATTTCATAAAACTCAAGCATCACTTCGATCGTGTTTTCATCTATGGTGTCTCGCAGCTTGGCAAGAGTTGCTTGAAAATCACGTTTTGGAGATCGTGTATGCTCGGGATTAACTCCAATAGTTTTAGATATTACATTAACGACTTTGCGGTATGTTTTCGATGATGCTCCTGCTGTATCGGTCATACGTCTCTCCTTGGCAATTTGATGTGTCACGTCTGCCCGTTAATGCTAAGTGAGCACAAAATTTGGTTTGAAGCTATGCTCTAGCGTTTCTCCTTAGCAAAAGGTCGTCGCCCTATCGACCCGCGAGCGATACCCTGCGACAGCTTGTGAAGCTTGATGCCTCCAAAAACCCGATTACCCGCCCAAGCGGTGGTCGGATTTACGGTGATATGATACGAATTCCCTCATTGCCCATCAAAAATGCGTTTTTGGACCGTCCACTTTCAAGCAGTTACCTGCTGTTCCCGCTACGCCCGCTCACCGCCGCTTCTTGCCGTTGCGCAAAGTCTGCCACTAGCATGGATCAAGGATTGGCAGACAATGGCGCAATGGCGCAATGGCGCTGGTTGACCGTTCAATTACCAGCTATGCAGCACCGTCAAATGCGTTTGCGCCGGATGTTATTGGGATGGCTCACACTAGGCCATCGACTCATTAAACCGGCACCATATACGAAAGGCGGCGAGCTTGACGCCTGCGAGGAAGTTGTCGGCTCGCTTGTC